AAGGAACGGCCTCAAGTTGAGTCTCATCATGGGGAACAAGGGACACCGAAACGCCCATATGATCCGCCTCAAGGTGAACGGCGTCGACAAGGGCATCTGGGTGAACGGAGATCCCATCCTGGCGAAGTCCGTGAACGGAGTCCCTGGATGGAACAACCGGGTGGTCCGTGGAATCCAGAAGGTGAACCGAAACCTCTCCCAGCTGTACACCACGCTCTCCGTGAAGTTCCTCTCCAAGAACAAGCAGAGGGATACCCAGTTCTCCAGGATCGCCGCGCTCGTCGGCGAGGGACAGGCGTATCTGGCCAAGCTCGAGAAGAACTGGTGGGCGAACAACGGATACGTCGCGGCTGCTGCGCCGATGATGAAGATGGTCTTTGAATGGGAGAGCGGTAAGCTCGAGAAGAAGGAGAACCTCACCGAGCGCGAGAAGCTGTTCATCGACTTCATGTACGACGGCGGCGCCACCGGCTACACCGTCATGAACACGATGGAGGAAATCAAGAAGGACCTCCAGAAGATGGTCGAGAATGCCGGAAGCGGACAGCGGACCCTCCCCATCATCGGGTGGTACGCCAAGGGCGTCGGCGCGCTCAACGAGGGCGCTGAACTGCTGACCCGTTTCTCCGTCTACCAGACCTCCCGCGAGATGGGCAGGAGCCGTGAACAGTCCGCCTACGACGCGAAGGAGTCCTCCGTGAACTTCAACCGCCGCGGACTCCGGTCCGGAGAGGGAGTCATCGGGTGGGCCGCCGCGGCGACAGGACTGCTCTACCTGTTCTTCAACCCCGCAATCCAGGGCCTGGACAAGTTTGTCCGGCTCCACAGAGAGCATCCTTGGAGGATGGGTATCGTGGACGCCACGTACTTCATGATGGGCTTCGTGAACTCGATGCTCAACGCGATGATCGCCGGCGCATCCGACGGCGGCGATGGTGACGACGACGACAAGATGGGTCCGGACTGGTACTGGAACATCCCCGAGTGGGTGCGCCGTAGCAACATCATCATCGGTTCCCCGTTCAAGAAGCTCGGCAAGTGGGGCTACCTGGTGTTCGCCCTTCCGATCGAATACAAGGGATTCTACGCGATGGGAGAGCTAGCCTCGTCACTGCTACAGAACAAGTACGCCGCGAGGGACGCCCGAACCATTGCCAACGAGGTGGTGGGCGTGGTCTCCGAGCTGCTACCCGTCAACCCGGTCGAGGGTTACACCCCTGGCGACAACGCTGCCCTGTCCGTTCTCCGCAACGCCATGCCGGGAGCTGTCGCGCCGATCATGGATGTGGCGACGAACCGCAGTTTCGCCGGCATCCCGCTGTGGAAGGAGAACATCTACGACGAGACACAGCCCCTGTCGCAGAGTTCCTTCGCAAGCACCCCGGAGATCTTGAACAAGGCGGTCATCCAGCTGTCCGAGAAGACGGCCACCCTGCCATGGCACATCGACATCCCGGCCGGCGCTGTCCGCGGACTGCTCAAGGGATACGGCGGCGGAGCCTACACCTTCGTCGAGGACCTCGGCAAGTTCGTCTTCGCGGACGAGGCGCATCCGAGACGCTACGAAAACTTCCCGATCGTCAGCGGATTCACTGGGTACCTGGAGGAGGACCGCAGGAATTCCTTCAACAGCAACGCGCTCCAGAACTACAAGGAACTCTCGCAGGACGTCGTGACGAGAATACGTTCCGCTGCTCCCGGCGAGGATATCAACGAGAAGATGGTGTACGAGACGCCGGAGGAACTCCCGGCAAAGGCGAAGGTCGCGATGACGGCGCTCAAGGACAAGTGGATTCTCGGCCAGATGTACCACAATGGCATGAAGGAGCGTTCCGGAGAGAAGGAGCCGAGCGTTGACAAGAACGGCAGGGTACGCATGGTAAACGTGAAGGACTCCGTCAAGGACCTCCGCAGCGACTGGAAGAAGAAGAAGGAGGAGTACGCGAAGCTGCTCGAGAACAAGGACGCCAACGACCAGGAGCTGGAGACCGCGAAGAACGAAATGCTGAAGGCATGGTCCGCATACACGGACGCGGAGGACAGCCTGGTGGACAAACTCCTCGAGGAGGAATACTACCACGTACAGCAGAAGCTCGAGAACGGCATCCCTTACGAGCCGAAGCGTACCCTTGGAGAGAAGGCGTACGACCTCACGAACAAGTTGAAGAAATAGTTCAGTAAGATATGAAACGAGTAACAGAGACAGACATAGTGGCCCTGCGGGCGAGAGCGAGCAGGAAGCCCAAGCCGAAGTCGAAGGTCGGCATTGACGGCACGGTCCAGCTGACGGGGAGCGGGTTCGAGTGTACGAAGGACTCCCTGGACATCTTGACCTATGCCGGACAGTGCAACGACTCGATGTACTCCTACCGCAAGCAGGCGGACCGGAGCGCGGACTACTACAAGGGCAATCAGTGGGGCGACCCCGTCGAGATGAAGGACTGCTTCGGATGCACGAAGGTCATCACGGAGGAGGAGTACATCAAGAGCCAGGGACGACCGGCGCTGAAGCACAACCTCATCCGGCCGATCGTCCGCAACGTCGTCGGCCAGTTCCGGAGCGCACCCTACAAGTCCATCGTCTACTCTTCCGACGAGGGAGGGCAGGGGGCGGCCGACCAGATGAGCGTGAAGCTGAACGACGTCCTCCGCTACAACGACTCCGTGGAGCGCGACGCCCGCGAGTACGAGTCCTACCTCGTCACCGGCGCGGCCATATACGACACGGGCTATGCGTACGACGACCGGCTCGGACAGCCGATGCCGTACTTCAACTCCGTGGACTACCACCGTTACTTCCAGAACCCCGACGCATCGGACGTCTCCGGCAAGGACATCAATTTCTGCGGTGACTTCATCGACATCCCGCTCGACGAGGTGAAGAGCATGTACGCCCACAACCGGGCGCAGGAGAAGGCCATCGAGGACATCTACCACCATGAGTCATACATCCTCCCTGTGATGTACGACTCCTTCGTCCAGGCCAACCCCGCGGCGAAGTCCTTCCTCGGGACTGCGAACGACGGCAACTGCCGTGTGGTCCGCGTCTGCCGGATGGAGGGCTTCTGGGATCTCACCGTCCATGACTACGCCGACGCTTCCTTCGAGACCTATTCCTCCCGTGAGTTCCCCGACAAGGAGGAAGAGATCGAGAAGGAGATCGCCCGGCGCAAGAAGATGGCCGCGGAGATGGGCGTCGACTACGACGACCCTGCCTTCCGTCTCCTCCTCGTCTACGAGAAGAAGTATGTCCGCCGTTGGGTCTATTACCACCTCTCTCCCTGGGGCCACATCCTCTGGCAGGCGGAGAGTCCGTACCAGCACAACAGCCACAGCTACGTGGTCAAGTTCTACCCTCTCTTCCAGGGACAGGCCTACGGCATGGTCTACGACCTCATCGACCAGCAGCGTATGGTCAACCGCATGCTCATCAACCTCGACTTCGCGATGTCCGCCTCCCAGCAGGGCGTCCTCATCGTGGACGAGGGCAGCATCCCGGACGACATGGACCTCGAGGATATCGCGGAGGAATGGGTCAAGTACCGCGGCGTAATCAAACTGAAACTGAAGGACGGCGCCCAGATCCCGGTCCAGCTCGCCGGCCACCAGGTGAACATCGGACAGTTCGAGATGGTGAACCTCATGATGAAACTCATGATGGACATCTCGGGCGTCCAGGGCGCGATGCAGGGCAAGTCCGCTCCGGCAGGCACTCCGGCCGCGCTGTACATGGAACAGGTCAACAACTCCCAGGTGAACGTCCTCGACTACGCGGAATCCTTCGCGTGGTTCCTGGAGCAGAGGGACTACAAGACCATCCAGATCATCCAGCAGTTCATGGACGACAGTTACTCACCGGCGCCGGAGGGTTCCAACGAGGAGGCCAAGCACTACCACGCCTCGGAGGTCCGCAAGTACAAGATGAAGAACCAAATCCGTCGTGGCATGGATGCCGCCGTGGTCCGTCTCTTCCATCAGCAGCTCATCGCGAACCTGCTGATGAACGGCGCAGCCACCATCCAGCAGTACGCGCAGATGGGCATCCCGTTCGGCGAGGGCCTGCTCGAAAAACTCGGCCAGGCGCAGACGCAGGTACAGAACGGCCAGGGCGTCAGCCAGCAGCAGCTGGCGGACATCCAGGCCTCGCTCCCGGAGGTGGACCCGGCGATGATGGCGTCCACGTCGAAATTCGCTCAAAGATAAAGGAGGAAAGATATGGAAATCAACAGGACAATCACCAACGTATGGACCCTCGTCCTTCACGAGGAGGAGGTATTCGCCCGCGTCACGGACGAGTCGCTGATGAACTCCTACCAGCGGGCGGAGAAGAACCCGAAGGAGGACGGGAGCGTCATCACCGACGACGACCGCGCCTTCTTCGAGCGTTACTACCGCGCATCCCTTGCGGAACTGTCTGCCCTGCTCGCAAAGCGGACCGTCCGCTACGGCGGCGGCATCATCAACACCCGCGATGAGGATACGGGGTACATCACCACGAAGTACACCCTCGCCATGACCTGCAACCATGAGTCCGACCTCCTCCAGTCCCTGGCCTCCTACTGCCTCGAGTTCATCGTGGCGAAGGTGCAGGAGAAGTGGTACGGACGCGGTACGGACTTCGGCTCCGAGGAGTACAAGAAACTCATCCGCGAGGTACTCAACCACCGCCGCTTCCCCATCGAGCGGCCGTGCAGACCGTTATAAGTTATAAACCAGATAAACCCCAAGCACTATGTACGCAAAGATTGCAGCGGCCGGCAGCGACCCGGCGAAAATCGTTTTCCTTTACAGCAGAGACGTCCTCTTCAACGACGTGTCCCTCATGTCCAACTACATGTCGAAGAACCTCGCCACGAAGGACGGCAACTCCCTCACGGACGAGTACGCCATCAGCGACGACGAGAAGGACATCGTTGACGTGAGCATCCGTGCCACTCTCCCCGATATCTACGAGGCGATGACCAAGATCACAACCGCCGTCGTTCCGGCCTTCGATGACTGCAAGACCGAGAGCGCGGGAACCATCGGCAAGGACATCGGCGGCACCAACGTCACCATCACGGCAGGCGACTACGTGGAGTTCTACATCCAGGACAACGACGCTTACAACGCCAACGTGATTACGATGGTTGATGCGAGCCTCTACAACGCCCTCAAGTACGGCGTCCTCAAGGAGGTCTACTCCACCATCGTGAATGCTGATTTCTTCAAGCTGTGCGCCGACAGGTTCGTGTCCGAACTGTTCAAGATGAAGACCCGCCTGTTCCAGCTCAAGAAGAAGAGCGTGGTCTCGAACCTTACCTAGAACGTGGACTCGCCGCCGCCGGCGGTGTGTCTCACGGAGGACGCCTTCCTGGGGGCGTCCTCTATTATTTTCACCGGCTCCATGCCGCCGAATGCGATGTAGCATCCAACGGCGGTGGTATCCTGGATATCATCGTGCGTTCCCTCCATCGCCTCGATGCGGCCGCCCGGTGCATTCATCAGCCACATGGCCTCGTCCGCAGCATCCTGTGAGTACTCCATGAAGTCACCTTCGCGGAGTCGGACAGTATAATCGTCGTAGGCCATGTACTTGGTCTGCTTGTTCATGTGCCATCCGATGTGCCGGGTGGCCTTGTCGTCCTTGTTGTCCGGGGCGGTGCGCCGGCGGTAGAGGTTGTCGTAGATACCGCCGAGGGTGTCGAGGACTGTGTAGGTGTGGTCGCCTTCGGAGACGGCCGCATCGTCGGACTTCTTGTTCTTCGTCTCGTAGGTGTTGGACTCGATGACAAGCAGGGCGTCGTTGTAGTAGTGGGCGATCTGCGCGGCCTTGTACGCCAGGAGGTCCGGGTCTACATGCCCTCTCCAGAGAGCCGCCCGCTCCAGGGCGCCGAACTCTCCGGCCATCGAGATCCGGTCGAACACGGACACGACGGACCAGTCAGCCCGGTATCCGCGTCCGCCGACGTCGACCGTGACCAGGAAGCGGTTTTTGACCTTCTTGCCGGCCGGCGTGTTGTCGTCCGGGTATATCCATATCTTCAGCACCTCGGTCTGCAAGGCGTCGTTCGGATAGAGCCTCACGTTGTCCATGATCTTCTCGCCGACGGTGGCGTCGCCACGGATGTCACCGATGAACTTCGGCTGGCGGACGTTCTTCCGGAGCCAGGACAGGAGGTCGTCGGTGAAGTAACGGCCGGACTTTGTCTGGAATGCCTCCTCCGCCGTGGTCGGATACTCGGACTTCATCTGGAAGTCGGTCCAGTGGTGGGACTTCTTGAAGTGGTTGTACCAGAAGATGCCGTCCATCGTCGCCCCCTGCTCCCACTGCCACCAGTTGTATTCGGTCCAGGTCTTCACGAAATCCGAGTAGTTCGTGTACCTGTTCATGACCCGGCGGGTGTAGCGGATGTCCACGAACCATGCGACGAAGACCGGACGGATGCCGATGGTGCCGGATTTCTTGTTGTCCAGGGCGGCTAGGTACTGGCGATGGAAATAGTTTCCGACGCCCTTCGCGGTGGACTCCATCACGATCATCGTCCCGGGAACGTCCGGTACGGTTGAGTATAGCGCCATCGCCACATCGTCGCCCTTGGCCTCCTGGGTGTCCTTCCACAGGCCGACCTCGGACATGTGGACGAGTGAGAAGTCGAAGGAACGGAGGGCGTCAGGCTTCTGGGCCGAACCGATCTGCACACGGCATCCGCGCTCCGGGATGATACGGATGAGTTCCGTACCCTCAAACCGCTTGAAGTTGATGGTCCCGCTCCACGGAGGGAGTTTGGCGATGAGGTTCTTGTACATCGTCCGGATGTTCACCGCCTGTGTCTGGTCGAGGGCGACGATGCAGGAGTGCCAGTTCTCGTACCAGTATCTCTGTAGCCAGTACATGTAGCACTGGGTGGCGGTCGATCCGCCCCACTGTCTTGCCTTCACCAGTAGGACGCGGATGGGTACGCCGGCGAGCCTCTGCCTCTCGTACTCGCCGATGAGGATGCGCTGGCCTTCGTTGAGGATGAAGGTTATCATCTGCTTCGTCTCCTTGTCCTGGATCTTGAGGGTGGCGGCGCAGCAGAACTCGAAGTCGTACTTGAACCGGAGGTTGATGAGGTTCTCCTCGATGACCCTTCGGTTCTCCTCGGTGTCGAACTGCCCGGTGGCTCGGAGCATCGCGGACGCCCCGCCGTATTTGACGTACGCCTTGACGAAGTCGTCGGACATCATCTCGGTCGGCACCCAGTAGGTATTGCCGGCGATGGTGAACTGGGTGCGGGGGACGACCTCTCCCATGGAATCTCCGAGGATGGGGTCGTAGGTGCGGAAGTACTTGTTGCGCCGCGCCTTGTCCTCGCGGAGCATCGCCTTTATGTCGAAGTTACCGGGAGTCATTCTCTATGCATTCCTTGAGGAGGGAGATGAGGAGGTCGTTCCTCTCCCTGGTGCGGTGGAGTTCCTCGTTCGCGGAGGTTAGGTCGGAGATGAGGGTGATGATGTTTTCCCGAAATGCGGTTTCGTTCACTTTTCGTGAAGTTTTTACCGCAGATATGATGTTGAACAGAGTGCCTTTCGATATCCCGTATCGGAGTGAGACGGCGTCGTACGCCTCCTTCCTGGCCTCGTCCTGCTCCATCCCGGAGTGTACCCTGTGGCCGAAGACCATGTAGAAGAAGGTTACGACCTCCTTGTTCCTTTCGTTTACCTTGACCTTTTTGTCCATGCGGCTCGCTCTCCGTTCAACAATCGTCACAAATATACATAATTCACGATTCGTGAACAATAAAAGATTTCAACGGGGTATTTTCGGCCAGTAATTGTAACGAGAACATCTTATGCCCGAGCAAGAAGAAATCAAGCAGACCGCGGAACAGGCCATCCCGAAGTACCGGGAGCGTCTCCGCGGACGTTACCCGGACGCGAATCCGCAGAGCGACCAGGAATGGGACGACCTCGCGGAGCGCGGGTTTGCGGAGGACGACGAGCGGATCAAGAACTACGAGGACAACAACAAGGTCATCGAAGACCTCATCGACTCCGACAAGGATCTCGCCGCCGTCACTTCCGAGATGATCGTCAACGGCACTCCGTTCCGTGCGGCCATCGCCAAGTACTTCGACCCGGAGGACCTGGTGGCCAAGGAGGGCGACGACGATTACGAATACTACCAGAAGTCGGCAGAGGAGCGGAAGCAGATGGGACAGGCGTTCCGTGAGCGTGGCGCCCGCAAGCGTGCCAACGAGAAGGAAGCCTACGACAACATCGACAAGTTCGCCGAGAAGAAGGCGTTCGACGATGCCGCGAAGCAGGAGTTCATCGACTTCGTGAACAACCTGTACAACGACATGGGCGAACTGAAGCTCACCATGCAGACCCTGGAGAAGCTCTACAAGGCGATGACCTTCGACGAAGCCGTGGCCGAGGCCGCGGAGAACGCCGAGATCGACGCCAAGAACGAGGCCATCGAAGCCGCCCGCGTGAAGAAAGCCGCGGCCACCGAGGCCGCAGGAGTCCCCACGCCCCAGGGCGGAAGTTCCCCCGCTCCGGTTCCCAAGCCGAAGAGGTCCACCATCTTCGACGACATCCCCAAGAGAAAATTCTAACAATCAAAACCAACAATCTCTACGCGTATGAAACTTTACAACTCCACGTATCCGTTCAAGAGATACATCGTCGGTCCCGGCTCCGCCGAGGTGACCGAATCCGTCGCCTCCGGCTCCTCCGAGGGTCCCGTAGACGGCACCACCGTCGTTGGTGAGAACGCACCCAGCACCACCGTCGTCAAGGCGGGCTACATGGATGACGATCTTGACAAGAAACTCGTCCTCATCCGTCCCCAGGACACCCCGATCGACACCTTCACCCGCACCATCGCGAACAACGTGAAGAGCGAGGCGTGGGAGGCCGGCGGCTGGGAGATCGGCACCCGCGAAGTGTGGGACAGCCTCGACGCCGCCTACTCCTCCGGCACCACCATCAAGGTGAAGAACCCCGACATGTGGAAGCCCGGAGACACCATGCTGGTCCACACCATCGACGGCGACGGTGACGACTCCGGCATCAAGACCGATGGCGGCACCCCCGACCTGCCCGTGGCCCTCATCGTCAAGGGCATCAGCGGCGCCGACCTCACCGTCCAGCGCGTCGGCTCCCTCTCCGCGACCATCCCGACCATCGCTGACGACTCCATCCTTCAGCGCCTCTCCCCGGCCGTGTCCGAACTCGAGGCCTCCGTGGAAGGCTTCGCCATCCAGCCGAGCGACCGCAAGTACTACAACCAGACCCACATGTGCCAGGTCGAAGAGTCCGTCATCCACGCCCTCCTCAAGAAGAAGGTCGCCATGGACTTCTCCGTCTACAAGGAGCAGACCCTGTGGGACTTCAAACGTGGCATGGAACTCGCGAACCTCTTCGGCGTCGGCGGTCTCTCCAAGAACGCCAAGGGCGAACTGGTCCACCACTCCACCGGTCTCTGGTGGCAGATGACCCAGCAGTCCACCGTGAACTTCGCCGCCTCCATGTCCGACCAGGACTGGAACTCCCTCGGCCGCGCCATCTTCGAGGGCAACAACGGCGCCGACCGCCGTCTGCTGTTCGCCGGTAACGGCCTCCTCGAGCAGATCGCCAACGTCTCCTCCTACGCCAAGCAGCTGGAGGCGAAGAACACCGAGATGGTCCTCGGCCTGCGGGTGTTCAAAATCGAGACCCCCTTCGGTGAACTCTTGGTCAAGCCCATGGGTTCCCTGTTCGAGGGCTACTTCGCCAAGTGCGGTATGGTCATCGACCCGAACTTCGTCAAGAAGTACGTCATGGAGCCGCTGACCACGACCCAGCTCGACCTCAACAAGACCGGCCAGCGCCGCGTCGACAACGCCGTCCGTATCCACGAGACGTACAGCCTGTTCCTCGAGAACCTGCCGTGCCACCGTCGGATCGTCCCGGCCTAAACCGCAAACCATTCATAAGACGGGCGGTGGTGTGAGACAGTCACCGCCGCCCGTTTTTCAACCCAGGAAACAATGGCAAAGAAGACTTATAGGACCAAATCCCTCAAGAGCCTCCAGATGCTCTTGACCGACGAGGACGGCAAGCGCATCGAGGTCATCTTCCGCGGTGGCATCCAGATCGACTCCACCGCTCTGTACACCACCTCCAACGAGAAGATCCAGAAGATGCTCGAGGCGACCAGCGGTTTCGGCCGCGACTACTACATCGAGTCCGTACGCGAGGATGCACCCAAGGCCGCTCCCGTCGAGGAGAAGCCGAAGGAGACCCCGAAGCAGGAGGCCGAGAAGCCCGTCATGGACAACGTGAAGGGTTCCGAGCGTTTCCGCAACCTCGTGGAGATGAAGAACCGCATGGCGGAACTCGGCATCCAGCTCGAGGAGAACGCCAACTATGCAACGGCGAAGGCGGCGGCCGTAAAGGCCGGGTACGACTTCCAAATCAAGAAGAAGTAAAATGGCAACGACGAGATTACAGCTCATCAAGAATGTCGCCCTCCACATGGATGAGGTGTCCCCGGACATCACCATCAGCGGCATCACCATAGACGGGTCGGACAACAACCCGCTCTACGCCCTCATCGACGGCCTCGTCGACGCGGGTGCGCTGGAGCTGTTCTCCGTCGCGCCGTACTGGCGCCTCCCGCAGACGGCATTCTCCGGAATTGACGTTGGCTCGATGCCTGCGTCCTACGGCTCGAGAAGGTACATCCGCCTGCGTGTTCCGGACGATTTCCTCCGTGTTGCGGAGATAGATTGCACGTCTTTCCAGAGACCCATCACGGAGGTGGTGCCGGAGGTTTCCGACATGGGCAAGCGCCAGCACAACCGATACCTCATGGGCAAGGAGGCAAAGCCGGTCGGTGTCATGTCGCACGGGATCTGGGGGACCGGCGTTGATGCAGAGAGCTGCCGCGAGATAGACTGCTACTCAATCCCGAGCGGTTCGTCAATCCCCAGCGTCAAGGCGAGTTACATCGCAAGGCCGTACATGCCGGACATCAATTCAAACGATGACATCGAGGACGACGTCATCCCCGCGGTCCTCATTCCCGCTCTGGAGTGGCTCATTGCCGCCCGTACCTTCGGCGCCAGGGGAGACGCAAACCACGCAGCCATCTGCCAGCAGAATGCACAGAATCTTTTGGTATAAATACCTTAACATAATCTATCATGGCAAACGTAAACAAGACCAATATCGAGTACTGGCTCGCAAAGATCTACGAGGCGCTCGGCGGAAGCGAAAGCTCGCGTTCCCTTGGCGACATCAATAAGACGGACATCGTCTACTGGCTCGAGGAGATCCACAAGGCCCTGGGCGGTGACGACAAGCCCCAGTCCGTCACGGACATTACCGCGCTGACCGACGCGCAGCTCGACGCCCTCAAGGTCGGCGACAAGGTGGCGAAGGACACCGGCACGGCCCAGCACCTCTACACCGTGACCTACAAGGACGCGGAGAACGGCGGCATCTGCCTCACCTACCTGGATGCGTCAGTCGTGGAGACCGTCTCCTACGACCACGGAGACAGCGGCTGGACGTACAACAGCACGGACAAGACCCCTCTCACCGAATAAACCTTTACTACCATGAGCCAGGCTGTCTGCACTGATATGCAATATGTAGAGCCGGGCGGTTGCTGCCGTTCACGGATGGTTTTCCGTTCGGTTTGGGACCGCCTGTGCCAGCAACTCTTCGGCGCCATTCCTCCGGGCATGGACACCGAGGACATCCTTCCAGACATTACCATCTGGCAGGAAGGAATCATACTTCAAGATGAAGAGAGCGGAGAGTTTTCATTCACCGTGACAACGTCCAGCGAAGAACCCCCGAAGGCGCAGGACGTCATTCTATACAAGGGGAAATACTATATCGTCGGCGAAGTGGAAGGTCAGGACGGCCAGAGCAACTCGCAGTCTGGAAGCGGTTCAAACCAGTACCAGGGCAATACAGACCCCGGCAGTTCTGGTTCTGGGTCGAACATCGACGACGACTCCCCGGTGACTCCGGGCGGCGGTAATACGATTCACGGATAAACATTCAAAGAAAATGGCAGGAGTGACCACATATACCTGCAACAAGTGCAGGCCCATCGACACGGAAATCATTGAGGCATACGAAATCCTCACGAACACAAGCAAGCTCGTTTCCCAGCAGGAAGCGGGTCGCGTGACCGCCGAGAACGAGCGCGTGGCGGCAGAGGAAGAACGGACGAGGGTTTTCAATGCCGACCACGGTACGGCGTCGGACGACCATACGACGGCACAAGCAGACCATCGTACTGCGGGTGATGACCACACGATTGCTGTTGCAGACCACGGCATCGCATCCGATGACCATATCACGGCCGTTGCTGACCACGGAACGGCGAGTGACGACCATGTGGCGAGCACCTCCGCGACCGACCGTGCCAATGATGCGGCGGCGGCCGCCGAGCACATGGTGGACATTCATCAGGGCCCTCCCGGACCAGAGGGCAAACCCGCCGTCCTCGGGAACAACGGGAACTGGTGGACATGGGACGAGGACACCGAGCAGTACGTCGATACGGGTCAGCGGGCGCAAGGTCCGACTGGCGCGACGCCTAACTTCGCCATTGGCACGGTCAGCACCGGCGCCGCAGGATCGCAAGCGGCGGCCACTATCACGGGCACTACCGACAACCCCCTGCTGAATCTCACAATCCCGCAGGGTCTCAAGGGCGACCAGGGCAACACGGGTAGTTCTGTGGACTATCCGTACGAGCTTGTGAACAACGAGACGACGGACGATGCCACGAAGGGTGCGACCGCCGCGAGCGCCAAAAGACTGAAGGACGAACTCAGTCAGTTAGAGGCCGAAGTGCATCAGTTAGCGGGAAAGTTCTACGGCGTTTTCGCCGACGATTCCGACCTCCCCGACGATGCGGATGCGGTCGGATATGCTTTCGTTGGGGCGACCAACCCGTATGCCGTCTGGAACTTCGACGGCACGAATTGGAGCGATTCGGGAACGGAAGTAACGGGCATCACGGGAGAGCCGGGCGTAGGTTTCCAATCCATCTTCACGCCTTCCCCTTACGACGGTACGATGATTATCGTACTTACCGACGGCAACACGATAACGGTGGACTTGAACCACAACCACGGAGGTTACTATTCCAAAGTACTCGGCGGTGCCCAACCCGCAGGAGGTTTCCTTCCCGATGTGGTATATTCGCTCGGCTCTTTGTCCGGGACGATAACCTTCTCTCTCGCATCACCCGTAACGGGAAATGTGAATCATTACTTTTGGATGTTCGACACGGGCGTTTCCGCACCGACCATCACCTGGCCCGCCGGACTGACCTGGGCGGCTGGCTCTGCACCTACGATTTCGGCATCCAAGCACTACGAAATTTCCATTCTCGGCGGTGTCGCCTACTATTCGGAGATGTAAGATGGACGCACTATTACGAAGGCGGGCGATGATTGCGGCGGGCGGCGGTGAACCGCCCACGCCCCACGTACTGATTCCATATATCCGAGGCGGGGCCGACGGCTCCTACATTGACACGGGCATCACGCCGGATAACACGACGAAGATCATCGTCTGGGCGAGGAATTTCAACCCTGCGGGCGTTGGTTATA